GAACGGAAAGTCTTTTTTGGAAATCTTGCTTAGGGCTTCTTTAATAGGAGTGGAGTTTGTAAAGAACTTGCATTCCGTACCTTCATGTTTTATTTTTACTACATATCTGTCTGAACCATGCTGTGTTTTTACACCCGATTCAAAATCAAGTATTTCAATTTCACAGTTAAGAATATCGGTTATTGAAACCTGCGGAACTGGAAATATATGTCGGTCTACATCAATTTCAATTCCTAATTCACTGAATCTTTTCATTCTTAATAATCTTTTTAATAAGGTGCTTAGAATTACAATGCTTCGCCCAACCCAGCCATGAACAGATTTCCATTTTGTAATCATGCGGGGTTATATTCTTTTTGTTTAATGCAGATACTTTACGGCAAAAGTTTTTCTTTATGGATTTCCGCATCAATGTATGCGTATGAAAAAATACGTATCCCACGAAATCTATTCCCCTGCTATCTACCGGAAAAAACTGATAGTTGCCCTTTAATTGCAGGTGCAGTTTCTCATTAAGATATGAGTTGATTTCAAGAAGAATACTGTGTAACTCTTTCTTGCTGCTGGAAAGTATCACCATGTCATCGGCATATCTGTAATAATATGGCATTCGCTTTTCTTCCTTAATCCAATGGTCGAAATAAGAAAGATATAGATTCGCAAAGAATTGGGAAAGATAGTTACCGATAGGAACACCCGGTGCTGAATCTATAATACCATCCAGAAGGGCAAGCACCTTTATGTCTTTTATTTTCTTACGTATGATACGTTTCAGTATGGAGTGGTCTATTGACGGATAATATTTGCGAATATCCATTTTCAGACAATATTTTGTTCCATCAGCATCTTTCAGGTCTTTCTTCAAATGTTTAACCACTCCATGAATGCCTTTTCCTTTGATACAGGAATAAGTGTGTGAAATGAAAATCGGTGTCCATATATCTTCAAGGATGTTCATTATAGCGTGATGCACAACACGGTCACGAAATGGTAGCCTGTATATCTCACGCTCCTTTGGGTCATGTATAATGAAAGTCGTGTATTGAGAAGTGATATAGCTTCTTTCCGACAATTCTTTGTGCAAGGAAAGTATGTTGTTATCCAAATCTTTCTCAAACTGAATAACTCCATACGTTTTTCCTTTGCCCTTTTTAGCTTTAGAATAAGCAAGATAAAGATTATCTATATCATAGATGCGATGATATAAATTCCCAAAGCGTTTCATAGCCTTTGTTTTCTAATAAGAGTTTTCGGGTTAAACCTACCAACACCGTTTGAATTGTTGTTTTCCACCAAGAGGTGAGGTTTCTGCCCTTTGAAGTTTTACAACATAGGCGAGACCTGCTACCTGCATTCGCATACGCATTATCGTAATTCGAATCGTGGAAAGCGAAAGAGGAAGGAGACAAGGGCAGACGACCTTTGTATGCTTATCCTATCTGGATGTCTTTCCAAATGTCAATAAATTGTTTTGCCGAATATTCCGCAAGTTCGCGTGTTTTACAACATAGGCGAGACCCGCTACCCGCAACCGCAAACGCACTACCGCAATCCGAACCGCGGAAAGCGAAAGAGGAAGGAGACATAATGAAATAGGGATAATACTTGTTCTCATCCGAGTTATCCCAGTCTGCTTTCCAGCCTTCATTCAGAGCTTCCGTAATAACTTCCATTTTATATAACGCAATGAAATGCCTGCGCATGTCTTTGGGTAAATCTAAAAAATCAGGGACACCTTTTCTTCCTGTTTCTTCCATTGCGTCTTCAAACGTTTTGATTCTATCCATTACGTTTTGATTGGCAAATATTTCTTTGCCGTATAGATTTTCAAGCATCTGCTTTCCTTTATTGTCCGCTTCTCTCCAAGCCTTTAAAACGCTCTTTTTATCTACATTTAAAGTCATAATTGTAAGTTTATAGGGCTATAGAATAAATTGTTTCCACAAATCAATGAATTGCTTCCCGCAATAATTGGAAAGCTTTTCGCTTTTCAAACAAAGGCTAGGCCCGCTACACGCATCCGCAAACGCATAAACGCAAGCCGAAACGTGGAAAGCGAAAGAGGAAGGAGACCCATTAGGCTTGAACCACGGATACCAGCGTTTCACGTTAGCATTGCATACATTAAGTTTCTGACCTCCATTTAGAGCTTCCGTAACGATAGCCAGCTTTTGATAAGCAATATCGTGTTCCGTCAAGCCTAACTCCAATAGCTTTTTCTCATCGAGTGGTTCCCTTCCCAACTCGTGGCAAGCATCAAGGTAGGTTTTCACTCTTTCTGTAACGTCTTGTGAAAAGAAATCCTTTCCAAAAGATTCTTCCAATACTGTTTTTAATTCTTTTGAACCGCTCCGATATAGTTCACGGGCTTTTTGTTCACTTAATTGTAATGTTTTCATATGATTGTTATTAATTGGTTTCAAGAAAACCGGACTATCTTCACAGACCGCCCGGCTACGACTAAACAAATACTTCATCTGTAGTGAAGATGTTGCGACACCCGGACTCGAACCGGGACGAGTTGTCAAGCTCCACACATCTAAGGTTTGACATTCCTATCATAGAGTGCTGCGTCTACCATTCCACCATGTCGCAGTGTTTCCCGGCCAGCACGTGGACGGGACTGTTTATATTAAAATATATCATGAATTATTCACCCTCACGGGCTTATTGAGTAATTTTTAAGAAATCAGGAGAAATCCCATATAAGGGCGTTTTGCCATCCCATTTATCAATAAATTGTTTGTATAAGATTTCTTTCGTCAATCCTCTTGACGTAATTAGAGCCTGTTCTGTCTTTAACTGTTCAAGCTCATTTCGTTTTCTCTGTTCTGCTATTTGCTGGTCTAACACTGAGATATTGGTATTAACCTCATTACGGCTATCAATCTTTTCACGTACTGCTCTTGAAAATTCAAGCTGCGCGGAAAAAGTCAACAATTGAAGCCCTCTTTTCTCAAATTCTTTATCTACTATCTGTTCCAGCCGTTTTTCAAAAAGAAGAGAACCGCCATCAGCCATCAAACTGTCTGTCTTATGTTTCCGGCTTTCTTCTTTTATCAAGTCATAAATACGCGGTTCAAGTATATTGTCTTCAAGGCTTTGCATAAAACCATCTTTCCCGGATTCCGTATAGGCTTTATCTATATGTTTATTATCGAATACAACATCAACAGCCCTATTTTTTATAACTTTATATGAATAGGTGGGACGTGCATTAAATTCTGTGTTATCGGCAGCTTTCAAAGTGACAGGTTTGGCAAATTCACCTCTTTGGTCAAATAATGGGACTTGAAACAACTCTGTACCCCATTCCCAAGTGGAAACTCTACCCGATACCACCTTGAAATCCTCTTTCCCTTGCTTACCGTAGTTCTCCATCAGAACCCCAGCATAGTTAGGGGCTACTCTTTTGCAAGAAGCGAATACCAATAAGGTCATACAAACCAATGTCAGATTAATCAATCTCTTCATTTTTTAAGTTTTTAATTAGTTTATAAAAAAAATAAATTATAGTGGCTGATATTACTGCTACGCCTAACCAAGCGTGTAGGTGATTAAAAATCCTGTTCCCAATAGCAATTCCGATAATCAAAAGTGCTATTAATTTGATGTACTTATTCATAATTCTGATTATTTGGTTATTATTGTTCCCGTGGGCGTTCCGATGGTTGCCTTACTACTCTCAAACATCTATTGAGAGCCACGGGATAATTACATATTACTTCAATTTTCTGATTATATCACCGCCATAAGAATATTGAGTTAATTCTATAAACTCATGTACGGTATAAGTATCATTGTCAATGTCTATTCCCTTATTGGCACAGAATGACAGCCTTCCTTGCTTGCACGAACCGGTCAGCACATGATGCCAATGGAACAATTCTTTAGCCGATACCTTTTTAGTAAAGTCCTGAAAATGCTTTTTAAAAGCTTCCAACCTTTCCTCCTCGGTTGAATCGTCATACAATTTTTCTTGAAGCGAAGCAAAGGCCTCGTGCAATGTTTCTCCATGAGCGAATTTCCCATTCCTTTTTGCAACAAATGTCTCAGTCAATGTAAAGTCATCGTTCAGTATATATCCTTTAGCTACATTGTCATGAACATGCTTGATAATTGTAGGAATATCATCAATGATATATGCTTTGTCGCCATTGAATGTTTTAATTCCATAGCCAGAGCCATCGCCAGAGCCATCGCCAGAGCCGTAGCCTTCGCCAGAGCCAGAACCATCGCCAGAACCATCGCCATCGCCAGAACCATCGCCAGAGCCATAGCCATCGCCATAGCCATCGCCATAGCCAGAGCCATCGCCAGAGCCATCGCCAGAACCATAGCCAGAGCCAGAGCCAGAGCCATCGCCAGAGCCATCGCCAGAACCATAGCCAGAGCCATAGCCATCGCTAGAGCCAGAGTATATACTAAGAAACTTTCTTATCTGTTCTTCCATACGGCTACCTCCTCAATGGATTTTATCGCTTCATCTGTACAAGGAATTATTTCTATAACCCCCAAAATAGAGATTATCGGTACAACTAATGTAAATTTACAATCATTAGGTCTTTTCGTTCCCTCAACAGCTAATTGGCTGATAGATGCAGCCCCATACCAACACCACAATCTTCGGCAGTCTGTCAATGTAACCTCACTACCATTTTTTTCTTTCAATACTCCGTAAAATACGCCCGCTCTGTCTGCTCTAATAATTACTTTTTTCCCAATCATAATTCTATATATTTAAAGATTAATAAATATTGGCTCCCTTCAACGCAACAATACGTGTTTAGCTTTCAGCGTGCCCGAATTTGACGGGAAGGGAGTATATATAATAAGCGTGTACGGGCGCCTTTCATTACCACCGCATACTTTATACCGATTTAAGACTGTATCGGACGCTTATGTTGTCTTTATGACCTTTGTCTCCTGCGATACGGGCGCCCAAACCGCATACTCTCTACCGTAGGACATTTCGGTGCGAAGAGACAATCACGATAACCAAGCCTATACGGAGTCCCCGCGTTTCCGCTATCCGTAATCCTCGGTTATATTGAAATAAGTCTAAATATCAAATACTTAAACCTTATTTCACATTCAATACGTCAAAGAACTATGTATTTTGCTCCCTCTGCACGACTCGAACGTGCGACCTTCGCTAACCGGAAATTACCGGATACTAAACCTTCGAACAAGTAACCATAGCGATGCTCTGCCTGGCTGAGCTAAGAGGAAGGAGCGTTGTTCACACAACGCGGTTTTAATAGTCAAGACTGTCGTAATACTGCTTGTTACTCATATACTCGGATACTACCGCCGACCGTGAGCTGTCGTTTATCCGACTTCTGATGAAGTCGTACTTATCGGAACTCATGCCGGATAATACATCATCGTTGTATTCTACACGGCTGCTGTATACACATCCCGCCATGATTGCTATTATTAGAGCAATCCGAAGAAGCAGAGAAGTGATTCTGTTTAAGTTGTAGGGTTTCATCTTTCCAAATATTTAATCAATTCCGATTTCTTAAATCGAAGAAGTCTGCCGTTCTTTGTATGAGGAATATTAGATATATTGTTATACAAAGTACCAACACTGCACCCAAGAATATTAGCAGCCTCTCCTACCCCAACCCATTCATCCGAACATTCAATCACTGTTTCCTCTACAATCCTTTTCACATCCTTGCGCATAAGTTTGTACAGTTCTTCTGCTAATATTCTTGCTTCTGTGCGAGTCATAACTTTTTAACGGCTGTAATTGTAATTTCCCATGTTTTCGTATTAATAGACACCTTATATCTCTCTACATCCGGTCTTGGGTCTGCTAAAGCGGCTCTATAAGCAACAGCTCTCGCTGAATCGCAAGCTCTGTAATCACTTAGACGTACAGTAAGCGAAGTCCCTGGTTTAATCTTCAAAATATCTTCTCTTGTTATTTTCATATTATCTATTCTATAAATTTTCTCACTTTATTTGTCTTTTCATAGAAAATAGCTATATTCGCCGACATAAAAACAAATACAAGCGACTTTTATTTTATGGTTGCTTCTATTTTTTATGTCTTGTTGTTGTCGTTCTTTCGTTCTAACAACAGTGCAAAGATAGCCCTATTTTAAGGACACGCAAAATAAATAACCCTATTTTTAGAACTATTATATATATTATAAAACATGTTTTGCGTATATGTTTAATTATTAAATAGATATGGAAAGACTTCTGAAATTTAAAAACTTCATATTAGAGCTTGCTGATGAGAAACAAATGATTGATTGTTCTCTTGTTGGTAAGGAAAGTTTTCAGTATTGGAAGTATGTCTTTGATGTAGTTGAATCAGATGGATATGTAACTGATAGATATAATGGATGTGGAGCTATAAGCCCGGAACTAACAGAAAAAGGAAGAATATTCTTTGACTTAGGAGGATATAGCGGAGAAAAAAAGAGAGAAACAAAAGAAAAGGCTATTGATATGGTAAAATCAATAGTCATAGAAACATTAAAGGATGTGGTCAAGCATTTTGCTGTCAGAGGAATACTCGGTAATCAAATGACTATGTAATTTGCACCATTCGCTCTTAGACAAATCAAACCGCTTATCAAGTTCTGATTGTAAAAAGCGACCAAACTCTGCTGCCCTTCTTCTTAGGTCAAGCCATTCTCTCTCATACTGAAGATAGCATTCATCTTTAATAGGTGTGCCGTCTGCTTTGAATTGAATTTTTTTATTAATCATAATTCGCTCTTTGAAATGTTTACAATCGGTTATTATTCAAATTCAATGTATAATATCTACTCATTGTCTTGATATTTTATATATTAAATTATCACGCACGTATGTGTTTATATACGCTATATAATCCCATTCTCTCTGTAAATAATATATGTTCCCAAAATAGAAATATCATAAATAAGCGGCGTTAATGGGATTATCAAACGGATTCTCATAAACAGAATGCTTGGACACTTTGAAATTTGATGATTCTACACGCTTCTTGTGATTATAAATAACGTGCTTATATTTCTCGGTAGTCCCTCTGTCACATATAGAGTAAGAACAAGGGATGACAATCCATCCGCTTCCGTCTTTGGGGTTATAGATAAAATGTTTCCTTCCCGTTCTTTTGCGCCACTCTTCAACGGTGTAGGCATTCACGGTATGGATAACCATTTCCCCGTGCGCCCTTGTCTTGGAGATTATTCCGTTTCGGAACATTTCATTCATCAGTCTGTGTGCGGTACTTTTGCTTGAACCGGATATATTTCCAAGTTTGCGCAAAGTCAAATCCTTGGTAAGGGCACAACGTTTTTGTTTCGGTTTCCCGTTACTCTGCGGAAAGTTGTCTCTATCAATAGAATTGACTGCACAAAGAAGCATAATACAGTTCAGCTCATGCACAAGCATGCGAATTGAATATTCCTTCTTATTCAGTTTATAGCAATAATCAGAGGTGTAAATAAAAGGCGTACGCCCTATTGACCTTTTGATTTCCTTGCTTTTAAAAGTGTTTGCAAGAAAGCTGCCTCCTTTTACGGAAAACAGAAAACTGTCGTTTAACGCTCCGTTAATAAGGCGTTTGGCTTTATCGTGAGAAACATGAAACAGTTTCATCACTTTATAAGGGGTTACATCGGTAAGTACAGAATTTGAATACAGACACTTGATGCCAATAGCAAAGGCAAGCAATTCTTTTTCAGCCTTGCTTGCCTTGTATCTTTTGATTATATCTATTGGTATATTAAGTATGTCCATTGACCGATTGTATTTTATATAAAGAATGAACCCCGTAATAGGTAGCAGCTATCACAGGATTCATCTCATATAATTAGCCCGGAAAGGGGTAAGTATAAACAATGTCAATCGAGCAACTGCTACTTGTTACGTGTGCAAAGATAGTCCTATTTTTTAGAACTACAAAATAAAATAGGAGATTTTTTTGAACGATGTGACAAGAAGGTTTATAGAAACCTATAAAGAAATGGGGCTTACTGGATATAGAATGGGGAAAAATTGTCCTTCTATAACTAAGCAGAAAATATCAAATATAGAGAATAATCTAACAGAAGCCAGCATTGACATGGTGTCTAATTTTTGTGAAATATATTCAAATGTCAACGCCAACTACATCCTCACTGGCAAAGGACCTATGTTCATAGAAGATGAAAATAGCGGTTTGAGTCAGCAGGACACAGATTCCGTGTCTCTCTCTTACGATGAGCTGTCAAGGCTGTATGAAACAACCGTTTCAAGATATGAAAGGCTTTTTGGTAAACTGAAAAAACAGTTTAACGAGCTTGAACAGACTATTACGAAAGCAAGAGACGAACTTGAACAAGCGCTTTTAGACGTAAAAAATGTATTGGAAGAAAAAAAGACAGCTTAAGAACAACCCCTATTTTGTAGGGGCGGTTCTTGCTTATTTTTAAAATCCGGTAACTTTTGAATGCAATATATTCATTTTATAAACCGGATGTTTATGGTACAGTTCAGATTTATGCGTTTCAAAGTCTTTTTCCAATACGGAAATTCTTTCGTGGGCCAATTCTAGGTCCTCGGATAGTCGTAGTAATTGTTGCGTAAGAATTTTAATTTGCTTCATCATACAGAGCGCAGAAAGGTTAACTTCTTCCATGATATTACTTTGTTTATTAAAAATGATAGTTTGTATAACATATAACATCATTGTTCAATAAATGTTTTGAATATTAATATGTTATTAAGCATGTTTTTGTGAAATAAAATTATTACTAAATATTTAATGAAAAAAAATACAGAACAAAACGAAAGGGCGATAGACAGGCTAAAGGCATTTGCTCACTATGCAAGGTATGAACTGAAAATTGTAAAAGGATATAGCTCCTTTGAAGTATACTGTAATATAGGAAATGGATATATCAGTAATTCGGATAAAAGTGGAAAAGGCAGAGGAACGATAGGAAGTGATATAATATCCCGGATTTCCGAAGCATTCCCTATGCTTAATGTTAAGTGGCTATGTTCTGGAAAAGGCAATATGATAGATGATACCTGGAAATACGAAGAACAGATTAGCAAAATAAAAAAGATACTATTGTGATACCATGCAGTAATAAACCTATATAACAATGTGATAATCAAATAAATAAGTTTTATAACACAATCCCATTATAGGCTTCTATATAATTTTTGCAGTACTCGAATGATTCGTTAAAACCCTTGTTATTAGAATCATTGGAGTCATTGAAATATACATCGTAAGTTTTCATAACCTTGTTTTTAATTGTTTGCAAAAATACCGTTTATCCTTCTTTAATTCATCTTATACAGCATGTTTTAAAGCATATTATTTAAACCCGTTGAAATATCCCATTATTTTATCTGATAATTCACGCAGCCCGCAGCATATATACGTTTCAGTCATCGTTACACTGGAATGCCCTAACATCCGGCTGATAGAATACAAGTCCGCACCTCTTAAATATAAGTTGGTTGCGCAAGACTTCCGGGCGGAATGCGAGGAAATAAATTCCCACTTTTCACCGGTTATATATTCGCCCGCCTGGTACAGCTTTATACGCTTGCTTATCCCACATCGCCGGCATATGCTTCTTATCGTGTCATTAAAGGTCACATCCGAAACCTTTCGTTCATTGATGCCGTATTCCCGGTTTTCTTTCAATATCCGGAGCACAGCAGGAGCCGCCGGTATCTCCGCTTTAATCTTGGTTTTCCGTGAAACATATATCAGCCTTCCGTCTACTATGTTGTCCTCTGTAAATTCTATATAATCCGAATGTCTGGCGCCTGTAAGGCAACCGAGCAAAAAGCAATTTTTTACAGCGCGCTCCGTTTCATTAATAGGATTATACGCCAATAACGTTTTTATCTCGTCATCCGTTAGCCACGTACTTTGCGTAGCGTCCTTTTTTAAGGTCAATATAGCCTCAAAACCTTTTGGAAAAGAATACATATCGCTGTACAGGTTAAGAATTGATTTAAGCATAGCGCAATAGGTTTTAGCGCTATTGGTGGCCACCCTTTCATTAAGAGCCTGAACAAAGTTGTACAACCTCGGTTTTGTTATGCTGTCGAATGTACATTCCACTTCGTTAACCTCTTCATACACCCGCAACACCTTTCCGTATTGCGGGTATTTCTTCAAAAACATTTCCTTTAAAGTCTCCATATTATTCACCTGATTTATTGTCTTTTGTTTTTCCTATCGCCATAGCGATTCCTATTAAAGCTGACGTAATAACCAGCGCCGGGTTGATGTTCCATAGTATTACTACCAGAACAATTGCCCAAAGAATAAAACCTAAATACATATTATTTCCTCCTTATATTAAATTCGTTTTGGCTATAAATTTATTCAAATATCACATTCAAACCAAAACCGGCAAAGTGATTTTCTATGCACCCCGATATAAATTCCACAGCATCAGGGTAACGGCTGTTATTGCAACAACCGAAAGTTCCGAAAGAGCCGCAATAACGCCCTTTATTGAAACTATCCTTTGCTATGGTTGCTATTACCTTGTCATCTATTTGCAGGGCTGTTTTTTCGCCCTGCTGGTTTACTGTTACGATGATTGTTTGCATGATTGTTTTATTTTAATTCGTTAATACCTGTATGTTTTTAAGTTAGTAAATAGTTCCCGGCGGCGGTGTCGCTCCGCTTGCTGTCCTCCACGCCGGAATAATTATAGTTATAGTATTCCCAGCTCCTTATGTATGTAAGCAATGAATTTCGATACATTTTCAATTGTAGGCACCAGATGAGAAAACAAATCATTTTTGCCTTTTGTGTATTCGCACCCGGATTTTATCACATCGTTGGAATACCCGTACAACCCCATTCCGTAATACAAATATCCCGCCTCCATATAATCGCATTCGTTGCCCGTATTCATTTGTGAAATAATCCGTTTTGTATCGTTTATTACTGTAGTATCCATATCCTTAAAATTTATCTGATTCATCGTTTATAAATTCCTTGATTCTCTCTATATCGGTACCGCTGATAAACAACACGGCACCGAATAACAATAACATAACAAAGAACATACATTTATACGAACTGGTCTAACTCTTTTTCATGCTCCGCCCGGTCGATTTCTGGGAACAGTTCTAAAACCAGATTCAAGTCCCCGCAATAGTCGCACCGGTATTCCTCTGTATCCATCAACCGCAACACCATTGTACACGGAATACTTTTAACAATATCGTTAGCCTTCATATTATATCCTCCTATATAATTATATAATACTTCTTAACCGTCCGTTTTCGCCTATATGCGTGTTAAGCATCTCCGCCCCTTTTGCGGCTTCTTCCTTAGTCGGATAGCATTCTATTATACAGTTGTCCAAATTATCTAATACGCCATAATATCCAGGTGTTAACGGCTTATCCTTTACGGTGTAACGCTTTCCTTTTACTTTCTTCTCGTAAAATTCCACACCCTCCGCAAGCGGGGTGTAATGTGATGAGGCGCTAAGCGTGCCCGATTCTATCTTGTCGTTAAACTCAATTATACCGGGTAAATCTTTTTTTAAGCTGCTTTTCACGCTCACACCGTCATAGGTTACGCCAAACTTACGTTCTCCATCCGTATATACATTGAAAACATCGCCCGGCTGTATATCTGCACGTACTTTCGCACTGGTCATGATTCCCGCGCCTTCAATATCATAATAGCGCACGCCGTTAAAGTTGTCCGTTTCGATTAAATGGATATTTTCAAATGGTCCCGTTTCCTCCGCAAGTTCCGGGATATATATTCCTTCAGGAAGCGCCGGCAACTCTGTAGGCGTTATCAGTTCTTTCACCTTGTCCGCTTGTTTCTTGCTGAATATCCAGCCGGCACGCTTTTCTCCGTTATAATTTAAAGAAGGGTTAAAGCGTCCGCCCAGTTCCTTTAAGTGCTCTTTTATAGCCTTCGTATCGCCAAACACAGCAACCGCCTTTTCTGAATAGTCCACGATTTCCAGACCTTCAACCGTCACGGCTTCCACTTCTTTGGCTGCCTCAACCTTTTCAGTCTTAACGCTGCTTTTCTTTGCTTTCGGGTCTACAACCTTATATTCATCACTCACTTTTATCTTTAAATAAAAATTAGTGTCGTAATAATCCTGCATACCGTCGCTATCATCGTAACGGAAAGAGCTTGCGTAAGTCGTAACAGCGTCCAACACTTCGAACATTTCCGGCGTTAACTCATCTTCCCATCCCTTTACGGTGCTCATCGTGGACATATAGCCACGTTCTGCACTTCTTGAACCTTCAACAAAAGGAATGCAAGGGCCTTCTTTCAACTCAACATACATTGAATCCGTGTACATACTCCATTCAGAACGTACAGAGAATTTAAAGTCCGGGAAATTCTTCTTTGCAAAAGCCCTGACCTTTGCGGCGATTTCCTTTGTACTTAAATTACTGGCATAGTTCGAACCAGCCCAACCGTTTGCGGTGTAGAAATTCATTGCTTTCATAATGCTATAGTTTAAATTGTTAATGATTCAACATTATAGCGCGTACACGTAAACCAATACAACACGATACCAGAAGCCAACACAATAAGACTAAAACGTATTTGTATCAAGTATGTAAATAAATGGAAGAATATTTGCAGGTGAAAAATTAAAGAAGTACTTTTGCCCCCAGTCTGGGGAGGACTACTCCTTTAAGTATTCCCAACCTACGAGGGTCTTAACATTGCCGTGTTAAGGCTCTCTTTCTTATTCCAACACTTAATAACACGCCTGTAAGAACAAGAACCTTATTCCTATCTCTTTCTTACATTACAAAGATACAAATTATTTAGTAAACAGCAAAGAATATTGCAAAATATTTTTATAAAATAATCATATTATAAAACATACAACAGATATAATATAATACACTATATATCAAACACTTACAACATAAAACACATCCGTAAGAATATGTAAATATATAATACCACAACAAACATAATAAACACTTTAAATACAATCGAAATAATCTATATTAATAATGGAATATATAGACAACGTGAATAAGCATAGGACGCTAACAAAGCACAATGATTAATAGATATTATCTATAATACATACATGTGATATTGATTTTATCTATTTACCGGATTGGGAGTTTTTTGGCGGAGCCGTGATAGCCTTTGCTTCACGCCCAGGACTGGCTAGCAACAACAATGTAAATAAACGCAAACTTTATATTATATGTATAATGTAAACCGCAAACCGCTATTATACAACAAAATACATAGCAAACACCCTGCAAAGAACCACCCCCCCCCTTTGTTTTTTTGTAAGGAAATCGGCGTAATCACCTCGCCTAAAAATTTTTTATTTCCTCCATTCCCTACCAATTTGTAATGATATTTTACAACAAGTCAACCATTGTATTTTTGCACTTTTGCACTATATGGATGATTATTGGGTAATTTTCTATGTTTTAACGCATATTAATTAGAAAGTTTACTTGTTTTATAATCAGATAGTTGTATATTTGCATAATGAAGATAAAGAACATAGATATATGTATTTAGCCTTTACAGATAAAAGGAAAAAGGTTATTTTCATAAAATGCGCCTATAGGAGCATGCGTTATGTTCTTTTAACCACAAAATGAGCGACTTACAATGAATAGAAGGGAATTAAAGGATTATGTGCTCGGTTTGCTGTCGCAACATTGCGACGAATATGCCTCTACATTCAGGGATATATCTTTGGTTACAAGCAATCCGGAACGTACAGACAGATACGGCAGGCGTCTTGAAGGGTTGTTCCGGGAGGGGTATGGTGTTGTAACGAAAGACATTGCCGATTACCGTGTTCCGTTGTATGTTTTTACGGGAAAGATATACGAGTACATGGACTACAATGTGCTCTATGATGCCGTAGACAGGTGGCTTGAGAAAATGGGTGTTGCCGCCCGTGACCGAACTAATAAGATTATGTATTCTTACATGAACCGGATAATCAATGTCATTAGAGACCATGAGTTGCAACCCGACCTTAGCATTATGTGCTTTACTAATTGCGTGGTTGACATGAATACTTTAAAGACTTACCCACACTCTCCGAAGTTTGACTGCGTAAAGATGTATCCGTTTAAGTATGACCGCAAGGAGATTTTTAATTGTCCTACCTGGAGAAGTTTTCTTGGAGAAAGCTGGATACCTACGGAAGAGCTGGATGGCGTATTGCCGGAAAAGCACAAGCGCAGGATATTGCAGATGTTCCTCGGTGCTTGCCTTGTCAATAGGAAAAATATAAGCTTTGAATATTTCCTTATATTGCAAGGTACTGGTGCGAACGGTAAAAGTGTTATTTACCGGGTTCTAAAGGATATGTTTGGAGAGGATGAAATACTAAACATAAAGATGAGCCAGTTTGCAAGAGGTGGGGATGAGCAGCTGCGTGCCGCCTACTCGATGTCAAGGAAAAGGCTTATGTACTGCACGGAAAGCAACCGGGGTGATTTCAAGGACATGAGCATCATCAAGGCAATATCCAGTGGAGAGCCGATTGCCTGTCGGGGAATAGGTGGGAATATCACAATGATGCAGAGACCTCCTATTATGCTGTGCAACTCCAATTACCGTTGGCAGCCGAAAGATTTTCTGAACCGTGACGACCCTGACGACGAGAGTATGCAGCGCCGCGCCCTGGTGCTGAACTTTGACAAGACAATACCGGTGGAAAAGAGAGACACCATGCTCGCAGAAAGAATGAAAGCGGAACATGCCGGTATAATGGCTTGGATTGTGAAAGGGTTGTGCGAACTTAAAAAGAACAATTGGCGGATGCCTGAGAACTTGGGCGGGAAGATTGATTTGAGACTGGAACGGATACGGTCGAGCGTTACGGGAAAGGATGGGAAACTTGTGGACGGGAGTATTTCGGAATATTTCAAATATAAAGAGTGCCAGCCGGAAGAATTTGAAGGGAGCGGTTCCATAGAGCTGACATCCTCGGATATATACAAGAACTATGAACGGTTTTGTAAAAAGAACGGGGTCATCCCGGTTTCGCAAAGGAAGTTGGGCATTGACATGCTTTCACTCGGATACGTACGGGAAAAACGTGCAGATAAGGGATACAGCAATGTCTATACGCTGTGGTGTGGCAACGAGGATATTGTGAATAACTTCATGAGACACATTCCCAATATTGCGGAAGAGGCGAAGACCAATCTGTTTGAAGGTTGGGAGTACTCGGACGATGATTTTTTAAATGAAGATTGACAGATTTACTTAATTAAATATCAAAACTATGGATTTCGGAAAGACGCAAATCGGGAACATGACTTTTGTCAAGTACAAGAAAGGCGGTTTGCCTTTTATTAAGGTATCAACCGTAAGCGGGGACTTCTCTGTTGAATATGGGGCAGGAAGCGTGATGTTTATGATGTTGGATAATACTCCATTGGAAGACAAGGTAGATAACCTGCCAATGCTTATAGTGCGTAATGCCCAATATGTTGCCAATTGCATTGATGTGGAGTTACAGGTGGATGTATTAAAGGCAATAGGGAGTGCCCTTGACCGTGCGGATGCTAAACCTATATCTGACGAAGAAGACGCTAAGATTATTGAAGAGGAAAGGCAGATGTATGAAATGAAAAAAGAGTTGGAGAAATAACCATGAAAGCAAAATATTTCAGAAAGATAAGAAGCCAAGTAAAGTGGTACAAGGTATCGCACAGAGAACAATTATTGTTTGGTTCAGTAACGAGAAAGAAGTGTTGGCTAAATCGCCCGAAAATGCTTGTATCAGATACCATAAGCGTACAGGTGCTTTCATCAACAAAAGGAATCCTAACGACATTACTCAATATTCAGAGATGCTTTCCCGCTTTAAGGTGTGTATAGGTCAGAAAGTAATGTATTTCGATTAAAAGTTAGTAACCATGTTGGAGAATAAATACCAAATACACGAGTTTAATCCGACAATATACCCATTCAGATTGTGGGTAGGAATTAACCCATCATTGGGAGATATGCAGAATAAATTCTATGCCTTGACTGATAAAATGGAGCGTACTGATTTTACATCAGAAGTATTAGGAAATAACACGTTTACTATTGCGACTTGTTATCCTGTCAGCGATAAAAAAAGCGGTTGGATTGGTATATTTTGCGGAATATTCAGAAAAGACAGATTATCCGTTGGGGTTGCCGCCCACGAAGCAAGCCATATCACAGACTTTATATCCGATTCATTTGAATTGGGCGGGTTTAATTTCAATAATGGAGAGGCAAGGGCGTATCTTGTTCAATGGGCTGCTGATTGCATTTGGCAAGTGAAAAGTGGGAAGTTTAAGGATTAGAAGGATACACAACTGCCGGGATTTATTTCCCGGCTTTCTTTTTAGCAGCAAGATACAAGGAGCAATTATTGCATGAAAGTGGCAGATAGAAATGCACTGTGGTGTCCTCTTCCTTTATTTCGTCCTTTTTGATTTGAGTAATGTCTGCTATCATTTTAGTGAGGTCAATCCATTCCTTGCATCCCTCTTTCCCGTCATATTTCTTACGGGCAGCGATAAGTTTACGAAGTTGGCTTTCTTTTGATAGCTCGGAAGCAATATCTTCCTCACTAATACCATCTACCAATATATCATCCTCTTTCTCGCTCTCTTTTTGCCTGCGTTTAATCTTTCTGCTTGCAGAGGTCAAATAGTCCATGAAGTCTTTATCGTTGGACAAAAGGGTATTCATGTCCTTCTTGTTTATCTCCAGGTTATATACCGGATTGTAAAGACCGGAAATAAGATAGGCATCCTTGTCTTTCCATCCTAACGCTAAAAGGTCGGCAAAAGCCTTCTCTTTTATACTGATTCCCGCTTTTCTGCATTCAGAACCCAATCCTTTACTGAATGTTATTTTTTCTTCCTTCCCTCTCAACATATTATATGATTTTTAATTATACAAACACAAAATAGCAGCAGCATCTTATATGCCACTGGTTCTGATAGTCGGATATGGGATGATAGCCAACCATGCTGTCGCAATAAGAGCATGGGTAACTGCTCCCACGGTACGAATAAAAGCCCGTATATCCTTTATCCTTATGTTCAAGCCCCCAAAACAACATCCATGCAGAACCTACGGCGAAGCGGGTAAGGGTATTTAACGAGTTGTAAGCGGAATTAGACTTCCCTACCCCATAACTCACACCATCTGTTTTAATACGTGTGGCAGCAGCCCCGCCATTATCGGCGGCACGCTTGAAAAAAGGATTGGCATAGGGAGCATTGAGGTAGGACTTTACACTGTTCTTTATTTTATCCTTCCCGATTCCGGCTATCAGACCGGCTGCAATGGCAGCTTCCACCTCGTACTGAAAACGGTTGCAATAAATGCTAATACGCTCTGATAATGTCTTTCCGTGGTCTTCCCTGTTTATAAAAGCGACAATGGCATCTCTTTCCTCCTTTCTGTCATATACAGAAAGAGTTTCCGTGTAATCGTAAATTAACTCACGCAACTTACGGAGTACTTCGCTTACGTCCCGCTTTAAGTTCTCATTTGCAGAGAACCGGAACATTGCAGGCTGAATATCATACTTGAATGATATATCTATAATCTCTTTTGCCGCTTGTACAAGAATCTCCTCCAAATGACTTTGCATAGATATTTCAGCCTGCAAACGTAATTTTATGAAATCCTTGGCATCCTGTATCTGTTTTTTTGTAGGTTGCTTCATTGCTTGTCATCTCCTGCCGGATTATGTTCAACTCCATTATCTGTGGCGAATATTTGCTGGGATTTCAATTCATAAAGAATGTCAGCCTGCTGTTCTTCCTTCTTTTCTTTCATAATCCTATCCCAGTCGCGAGGATTGCTGTACATCTGAATTTGCTCATTTGCGGTCTGCCGGGACAAGAACCCGTTTTGAACAGCAACTGCAAGATTTTGTAGAAGTTCAGATTCATTCAGATGTATATACGGCTTTATCCAAGCATATACATTCAAATTTTGCAAGTCGATAAGATTTTCGGTTTCCACCCCATAGCCATAAGTGAATATCTTTACCATATCGTCAATGAGATGGTTATATTCTTGGGCATCCTTCATGGCATTTTCAAAAGCAGGAGAATAAAGCAGCTTTATGGCTACACCTGGAAGGTCTCCGCTTCTTACTTCCGGTGGAATTACCGCAAAAGACTGCTCATAAATTAACTTGTATAAAGTATCAAGCTGCTTGTTAAAGGCAGTGGAAACATCTTGCTTGTTAAGATAACCGGCTTCATCATCCGGTCCCATTGATATACACTTTATAGTGCCATCAATCCCTCCCTCTATATTAATACTATCTCCCTCTCCTTTGAAATACATAATCGGGAAGGCGTAAGCTGTATTGTTTTGTGACAATTGCGAGAAAGCAAGTTCGTATTGCTCTATGCTGTCTTGTGAAGGAGACCAACAAGCGCCGGCTTCATTTCTGTGATAAGCCACAGGGATAAATGTAAAGCCATGTTCCTGAGAAGATATGAGTTCGTATCCGCTTAATCCAAACAAGTTCTTTATCACTTGCTTTATTTTGTTGTACGCCCCTTTCCCTTTTCTAAAGCGACGGAGATATTTCTCATCCCAAACTTCAAGCCAGTCTGTAACTGTATTTCCATTATTGTCAAAATCGGAATAGGAACGGGCAAACAATGTAAGCTCCCCTGTAACATTATCGAAATGGGGATATAACGTATCTCCTTTCTCAAAAGAAAGGACTTTCCAATAGAAAATTCCTTTTCGGAGATAACCTACAAATGCTGTGTCCCCCGTTATCTTTACGGATTTTGCCGCTTCATACCATGCTATCTCCATGTCCTTTACAGCCCATCCGGTTCGAAACTTAAAAAATGTATCCTTTACTTTTTCATTTTCGGCATCCCCTTCCAGCTCAAATTGAATGTCGTTTCCACAAAGATGAACCAGGTGTTTGATTGTTATAATCCTCTGAAACGCAAAAGCACATCTGATAACGGACTCTCTAAACCACTCTTTTGTTTCAGGGTCTTGTCTTAATCTGTCCGGATATACCAATGGGTCATTTATAGCATGTCCGGACGGCTCAAATTCCCTCAAAAAATCCATTTGAGTTATTATCTGATATGTCGGATTGTCTAAAGGCTCATTAACGGACAAGCTGCCAGATATAACCCCTACTGCTTGTTTGTATCCATTTGGCAATATTCTCCGAAACGGACGGCGTACCATAATCTGTCGTGTACTTATATTCTCCATAATCCTTTTGGTTTAGTGTGTTGTTTTCTTATATCAAAAATCTGTCTGTAAATCATAGCCTCTATAAAGTCGGGAGAATGGCCAACGTACTTTTTCATCACTTCCTTTTTAATTAAAGAGAAGCCTTTATCTGTGTCTGCATCCCGGATGGCTTTGCGTTCTTTCATCAGGATATTATAAAGTGCCATATCTGAATATCCGTTTCCTGAAAACTTACGCGACAACAAATCGGGGTTAATCGAAATTTCATCATTCTTAATCTTCTTAACGAGAATATCAGCGCATTGTGATTTCAGGGAAGAATAGATATATTTTATAGATTGTTCGTCAGCTTTTGTCGTTGGGATAGGAGCTGCCATATTATTAAACTTGACCGCGTCTGGGAATTTGCCCTTAAAATCCTGTCCAGGTCCATTCAAGTCAAAAACAAAGTCTTTCTCCAGGACTCCCCATTCACGCAACTTATATGCGACGCACTCTTCCGTCCGCTTGGAGTTATCCCGACTTACATATACGTCCTCTATATGGTTCCCAATCCAAAGCCACAAGACAAGATTATCTCCACCTTCATATGCAATATCACATGATACCCTTCGCTTATTATCTCCATATTGGGCGGAGTTGTTGAAGAGCCGCTCCAGGTGTTCGATTTTAAGAATATCGTCTCCAGCCGCTTTAAAATTCCAATTTCCTTCGAGGTCGCGAGCGCGGGATTCTTCATCCTGCTGGGCAAGATTAGCCGCATAATTTGAGTCAGCCTCAATCAATTTGATATTATCCTCCAAACGTGCCCGTATAAAGACGACTGACTTGACAAACATTGTTTTCTTATTAAATCCCAATTTTTTGTAAGCATCATTCCAAAGAGGGTCTATGATGGATTTACATTGTTCATATACCTCTTCTGGCGTGTCTCCCCAAAATATATTATTGGGAGAATCTCCATCCATAAAACAATATCTTTTCTTTCCATCGCGTTCTGGTATAGGATTCCCATCCTCTCCTATCCACCAATCTATAAAAACGCGCACCCAGCTATCCGGGTCCGGATTACAAGTACCCCAAAAACGGTTTTTAATACCATAAGCGTTACGGTTGCAAGTGATAAGGTATTTAAACTTGTCATAAGAACAATGGGTTATTTCGTCTATACCGATATAACAGAACTGTTTACCTTGAAAGCGCTTCTTGAAATCCTCAAAATTATCAGCAAAATAAGAAAACCACAGTTTTCCAGCGTTTTCTCCAAAATTCCAAGTCATATCCGACATAGAACGGTTATAAGTTCCAAATTGGGAGTAAATAAGATACGACGTGTTAATCATATCTCTAAGGTCATCTTTCTCGTTACGCAGAAGAACGGCATTAAAACGTGGATTTTTAATGTCTGGCAAGGATTCCATTAATAAAGTAAATGTTTTTGAACCGCCACGATTCCCTCCCATAATAACAATGTCGGCATCGGAAGCTAATGAGTTCTCCTGCCCGCCGGATTGAGCTATAACATTGAAATCATTTTTCAAATTACGCAACCTGTCTATGTATTCATAACTGAATACACCCTCCCCCTTTTTCGTATATACAATCTTGTCGTGTTCCATAAAAAAAATAAGCCGGCGTATGCAGTATAAATCCGCACACTCCGGCTTGAATCACAGCTCTATGAGTTATATATAATGCAAATATACGATTTATTATAAATTTTCTAATATTTCTCATATAAAAATACATATAAAGCATTGTATTTTAGAAAATATACTATATATTTGCAATACTAAATCATGTGACATGATGAAGATAGACGCTAAGCTGGATGAAAAACAGACCAGCGAAAAAGGGAATTTTGTAACATGTCCGGTGTGCGGGCAAAAGTTGGCCGATGTAAAAATAATACACGGTAGCGTATTGTTTAGGACTGTATGCCGAAGATGTCGTAATTTTATCAGCGTCAGAATAGAAGAATAGCAATTTTACATATGCAAGCCTAAGAGCTTATTAGTGCACAAAGCACTGATAGGCTCTTTTTTTTTATAACACAAACTAAATAAACACGATGGAGAAAGAACAAATCTTATCCGAACTGACGACCAGATTAGGACAAACCAGTCTTTCGTCACAGACATTAATGAAGTACATAGAATTGAATCCGGTAGCAGAAGGGGTGGAGCCTGATGACGCTTATTATAGCAAGGCGACATCTTTTCTTCAAGGAATGCAAGGGCAGTACAATCACGATGTCGCAACACAAGTTGAGAGTTTTAAGAAAAACTACAAACCTCAACAGAGTTCTCCTGACTCAGGAGAAGGAGCAGGAGATAACGTCCTTGCCGACAAGCTAAAGGAAATGGAAAATGAGATTTTGCTTTTGAAGGAAGAGAGAGAGGTGGAGAAAAACGCCGCGTCAATCAATGACTTAAAAGTCCAGTCTATGGACTTGTTGAAATCTCAAATTGAAAACGGGGGCAAAAATATCTGTAACGATGAAATCCTGAATATCGCCATATCAGACGTGAAAATCACCAAAGATATGGAAGTGGAAGAAATTGTCAGTTGCGCCAAACGCAATTATGAAAAAAGATACAAGGCGATTTTCGGAAATGGCGCTTCCCCAAGTATCAACCAATATGCAGAAGCCGGAGAAGAACAGGCAAAAAGCCGCCGTGAAGCATTCAAAGACCGGCTAAGAGCGCAAGGGAAACTTCCTCGAAAACAATAAACACATTAAAACAGACAAAGAATGAGACAATTAGGAACTTTCAACACTATCAGTCAATCCCGGTCGGGATTTGGCGGAAATTTTCCTGTTTGGTCAAGAGTAAGAGAATTATATCAGGGTGGTGGTATGATTGATGTCGCCGGAATGGGATTAAAGTCTGGTGATATTATACATGCCGGCACAATGGTAAAATTCAATGGGGCAGGCAAACAGGTAGAGGTAATTACAGCAGATGGAGTGACTGGTGTAAAGGCAGTTGTGACGCTTACTATCACTAAAAAGGCATCCGGAGACGGGGATTTGTCTATTGTGTTAGGCGGGAAAAACTATTCGGTTGCCGTAACAAGCGAATCAGGAAGTACCCCAGAACTGGTAGCTACCGAAATCGAAGGAGCAAAATCTTCTTTTGCAGAATGGGATGTAAAACGTAGTGGGGCTACTGTGACTTTCACACAAAAAACCGCTGCGCAACTTTCCGCATGCATGTTTATTCCAGGAAATACCGGAGTAACGGGAGATATTGAGGAAACCGTCAAAGGAGCTCCCGCCGGCGGAAAGCTAACCGATGTCAACGGTCTTGTATTCGAAGACGTATGTATCCCCGAAGGCTGTATCCTTGCAACATGCGCTGTTGTGCGCGCAGGCAGAATTTACGCAGACAGGGTGTTCGGTGGCGGCATTCCCAAATCGGTAGAAGCACAGCTGCCTATGATTGAATTTGTGCGTGAATCTGACGAATAAAGAAAGGAGAATAATATGTACACAAGAGACAAAGAATTTTACGACATTGTAGGGAAAGGTCTTGCAGCATTGGGATATACAGGGAATAAACCGCTGGAAGCATGGATTAATGACATGTTTGCCGAAAAATACAATGCGGAACAAACGTTCTCCCAAATGGGGTTCCCGTTAAATCCTAATATTCCTCTGAATCCCACATATGAGCAGATAGAAGCAACAGTCCGTGCATACACGCTGGCTACCTATGTGGATATTGACAGTGATGGCGCAACCAAATCTACAGACGGAATGTCCCTGCAAATGGGTGGATTGCCAACCTTCAAGCATGAGATTGTACTGAGCCGCAAAATCCTAAGAGAAAAAATGATGCTGATGGATAACATCGGCAGTACCACTCCGGAAATTGAGTCTACAATAATGGAGCTTCTGTTTAATGGAGTGGACAGCTTACTTGGTGGTAACTACAATACATTCCTATACCAACGAAATCAAGTTGTATCCAACAAAGGTAAGCTAATCATTGACGCAGCTAACAACCCGCTTGGCATTGCATTGACTATAGATTTCGGTGTGCCTAAAAAGAATATCAAGGATTCTATCTGGTATAAGAAGCCGGAAAGCGAAGCGGTGCAGGAAGGAGCTTTGGGTACTACAATAGACCCGATAAAAGTCATGAGGCAGGTAAGACGCGATTCCCAAGAAAAGGATTTTGCCCCTGCTGGTCACTGGGAATGCTCCAAGACGACCTTTGAGGATTTGATTAACCTTCCGTATTTCCGCCAAATGTACGCAGTTGCGACACGCCCGGATATTTCCGATAAAGGCTTGCAGTTGGCATTTGCTAATCTTGTCCCCGATGAAACAATCAAAACTTTCATTGAAACGCGTATCGGTGCTGAAATCAGAATTGTCGATTCAATATCCGTAGTGGAGAAATATGACAAATCTTCCAAAGCTATACAATACAAGAATTTGCAAAGCTTTGAAGAGGGAGTATTGGCATATGTTCCAAATGAAGACCTGGGTGATGTACAATGTGGACGTCCTATTTTCATGGAAACACCGGGTGCCCGTACGGCATTGTATGACGGCGGCCGCACTCTGATACGTCAGGTATTCAATGATGAAACCATGACGCAGGTAATCAAATCAGAAGTGACCGGATTGGTTGTTCCTAATAAGGTTCGCTGGTTCTACTACTTGAACATTAAAGGTAAATAACCATGAAGGGTTCTCAAAATACAAATACTGGCACTACCATAGAGGAATATCTCCGTGGTTGTGTCGGTTTTGAAGTTACGGACAGTGCTATTTCCACCATACTGATTGACAGGGGAATTGCACCGGGGACGGATGTCAGCACGTTGGAAAAACGCCAGAAAGACTTGTGCCGGGCAGACCTTTATATGTGGTGCGCAAGTACACCGAGCGTAACTGGAAGCGTAGAGGATGCCAATGGTGTATGGAAGCACAAGGAGGGTGGTACACAAAGCTCTGCCTATGACAAACGTAACCTTCGGCAAATGGCAAATGACATATACGCATTGTATGGAGAGAACGTCCGTAAATCATCTGTCAAAATTGCCAACTTGGGTATGAGCATGAATAAAAGGTATCCGCTATGAAAGTAAATAATCCACGTTTTCCGCATACATGCAAAGTGTATCGTATTTCCGGAGAAACATCTTTTGACGAAGGAAACGAGACCGTATTGTATGTAGGGAAATGCAACAAGTACGGAAGCACAAACCTTAGGACATTTACAAAAAGTAATGTCATAAAGAGTGATTATGCAATAGACATTCCTGGACTTGTGAAGGGTATCATTGCGGGAGACCTTGTGGATGTTACCGATTGCGGAGGAAGTTTTGAATCATGTGTAGTAACGGATTGTTACCCTACGGAAATGGGAACAACGCTGTATTTCAATCTGGCTAAGAATTAGGGAAATGGGAGATAATGCTAAAGTCTTGGAAGAAGGCAAAAAAAAGATGAGAAATATCATTGATGAATATTTGCTGGATAGAATAACAGAAATCGGAATCAGACTTCTGCAAGACGGAGTAGTATCAGCCAAGTACCATAATGTAACCGGAAATACTCTAACTTCATTAGCTGTTGGAATTTATTATAGAGGTAAATTATCTCGTATAATTACCGCCGTTGTGACACAAGGATTAAAAAATCCTACCCGCCCCAAGCTTAGCAGAGGAGACGGTATTGGCGTGATAATGGTCCAAAGTTATGAAAGTGGTAAGTTTATTCCCATAAAAAAATACAACTTGATTGGCACCAACGGGGAGTACGGTTTAACCACTTCTGTAAATTTCCTCAAAGCATATAAAACTCCAAATGATGGCATAGGATTAGTGATGTGTACAGGTACGGAATATTCTAACTACTTGGAGTCAAAGAAGGGGTTAAATGTACTGTCAGATACATTTGATTACGCGGAAAGCATTGCTAAAATGACCTTTAAACCAATGAAATGATATGGGGTACGAACAGGATTTTAAATACAAAGACGCGCTTAAATCATTGTTTGACGCAGCAAAGACGGTAAGTGAGAATGTGTTCACAAATGACCGTCCCGCTGCTGTGCCTAAGCAAATGGATAATTTCATTGTGGTGTCATTGCCCGGCTTGTTGTCTTCCATAACCTATGGCAGCGGATTTGGAAATATCCGTACCTATTGCACCATTGAAGTGTATGTCAGACAGAAAAAGGGAAGTGCGGAAGACTTGGAACAAATGGACACTATTGTAGGAGATATTCTTTCCCTATTCCCTATCAGCGACAATTTCATAAGTGCCTCAACCCCCAAATTGACCTTGAAAGGAAATGACGGATTAGGGTTCAGCGCAACATTGATAAGGACTGACCTTGTGATAAAATAAACATAAAATAAAACGATTAAAACTATTTATTATGGCAATGAAAACAAAGCAGGAATTGAAAGATGTATTTAGCGGTCTTTCATCCATTATGTTGGTAAAGGGTGGCATTGCAAATTTTGCCACGGTAACTCCGGATTTTGATTTGCCCGTTACCGTAGATACCCTTTCCTTGTCCCAAGCAGAACCGACATTAAACCGTACAAAGGTGCACGGTCTGCAAGCGGATTGGGCTGTCACCAGTACAGCAGGAGATATTACTTTCGCTGCTACCGTTCCAAGTGTAAGCAAGGAATTGGTAGAATATTTTCTTGGGGAAACCACTGAAATAGCGCAAGCGACTATCAACGACCAGCAATTCACGGGATTCTCTACTGTGCTAAACAGCAAGAAGCTGAACGTAGGATTTGCGCTTATAAGTGACGACGGAGAAAAATGTCTGCTTGTAAAAAGAATGGCCGTATACGCACGCCCCTTGTTTGAGAATGCGTCCACTACCCCATTTGCTTTTGCGCTCAGCGGAACTATTGAACTTGAAGATGGCGCTTCGTCCGGCTCCTCTTCCGAAGATAATATCGCTTTCTTGGCAAAAAAAGCCGACTGACCGTAGCTCCAGCTTCCCTGTCTTTTACCAGCGCGGCAGATAATACAGGGGAAACCATTACCGCAACAACCAAGGAAAGCTCTGTCTCTGCTTCATCAACGGAAACATGGTGCAAAACCTCGGTTAGCGGGAAAGTGGTGACGGTCAAAGTCGACGAGAATAGCGGAGCAAAAAGAACTGCTACAGTCAGCGTATTCACCGCCAATGAGTTCAGTGCGGTGGAAGTTACCCAGGACGGTTCTTTGATTTAAAAATATGGCGGTGTGCGTTATTGCCGCCGCCTTCTCCTTTTCCACACATCACAATAACACAGCATGAACGATAAAACAATAAACCAACCTACCACAGCAGAGCAGAAAACGCTTGACGATGTACTGGAGAACAGCATAGATTATATTACGATAAGAGGAAAAAAGTTCGGTATAAAATGGCTGCACCGTGGAACAATACGAAAATTAACCCATGTCTTACATTCCTGCAAAAGTGAGGATGAAGTTACTGCCAAGTGTGCCTCTCTCATTATTCTGAATAATTGGTGGAAGATAAGACTTTTCCATTGGATATACTGGCGTATGCTATGGAAAAAATACACAGACACAGAGTTAACCGATATTGTTGTTATCGGTAAAAAAAAAGTGGAATTGCAGAAACTGGAATACTTGAATGCTACCATGTTCTTGACCGGAATGAGAGACACGATAATGACGATGACGAGAAAGGAAGCAGAACGTATCCTTCAAGAACTTCGGCAGGAGCAGCATTTGCAAACGGAGAAAAACACCCAGAGCTGACACGACCGTTAATTCTTCTTTGGGGAATGATTAATATCCCTAATTGGTATATGGACTGGGTATTGACCTGTGCTCAATACGAACTTCTGATGTGCGATGCTCCGATTGTAGTGTATGACAAAGCAGACACAGAACAAAAAACGCACACAGCGAAAGAAATGGAAGATTTAAAAAGGAAGTGGGAAGAAAAGAGAAAAGAGCGGGAAATGAAAGGGCAAAGACTTTCCCTCAATGATTTTATAGTAAACGGTATTAACGCTATCCCCCAAGATACAAAACAAGAATAAATATGGCAGACCTCGGAAATTTGAATTTTGGCGTTCACTTGAAAGATTATACAGAACAAGAGTACGAAGCTATCAAGAAAAAACTTGTGAATATGCACGTCACGACCAGTGCAAAGGTTGGATTAAAAGTAGATATAAAGGAGATTGAAGACAAGGTAGAAGCCTTGCTGAAAAACAAGACCTACAAGGTAAAGCTGGATGTAGATAGCGAAAGTATTAAAAAACTCAAGGAAGCTTTTAAAGGACATGGCGTTGATGCAAGCGAACTAAGAGCCATGAGGGGAGTTTCGCAGATAATCCGTGCAGATGCTTACGTTAACTCACAAAAAGCCCTTGAACAGCTTAGGATTGCCCGAATGCAGGCTGCAAAGGCTTCCGATACGCACAATGCGGCAATGAAGAGGACAAACACTACAATGTCTTCTCAATCACGGATAGCCGGAGAACTGAAAAATCAAATCGCCAATGTGTATTCCATATACACTTTAGAGCGTTTTGTAAGGGGATTATATACCATTGGCGGAGAGTTTCAGAAACAACGCATTGCCCTTACCTCCATTCTTGGAGACAGTATGAAGGCGGAAACCATATTCGATCGCATTAAGGATTTGGCGGTTGTCTCTCCGTTTCAGTTCAAAGAACTGGCTTCATACACCAAACAATTGTCCGCATACAGCATTCCGTATGAAGAGCTTTACGATACGACCAAACGACTTGCCGACATTTCCGCAGGTGTGGGTGTCGATATGGGACGTATCATATTGGCGTACGGGCAGGTGCGCAGTGCAGCTTTTCTCCGTGGGCAGGAATTGAGGCAGTTTACCGAGGCTGGTATTCCGTTGGTGGACGAGTTGGCGAAACGGTTTACTAAGCTTACGGGAGTGGTAACTTCCGCCGGAGACGTATTCGATAAAATCAGCCGGAAAGAGGTCAGCTTCGGCATGGTGAAGGATGTCCTTTGGGAGCTGACCGATGAAGGCGGCAAATTCTACAACATGCAGGAAGCCCTTGCGGAAAGCCTTGCTGGCAAATGGAGCAACTTGCAGGACGCTTGGGATGTTATGATGGCTGACATTGCGGAAGGCAATAGCGGTGTACTTTCAGATAGCTTAGAGCTGCTCACTGATTTAATGAAACATTGGAAAGATTTTGCTAAAGTAATCATTCCAATAATAGCCTCATTTGGTACTTATAAAACAATGGCTCTATTAGCATCTTCAGTAAACCTCAAACTAATAAAAACTTTCATATCATTAACTGCAAGTGTTAGAAGTCTAAAAGACGCTATCGCGCTACTTGGATTAGTGACAAAGGCTAACCCATTAGGTTTATTATTAGGGGCTTTATCTGGAATTGTAGCACTGTTTTATGCGTTCAGAGAAGAAACAAAAACAACAACAGAGGTTATTACAGACTTAAATAAGACGATTGCCGATACGAACGATAAGATGCAAGGGAATAAAGCCGTCGACAGCCTTATTGACCGATACGAGACCCTTAGCAAAAAAGCCAATAAAAGTACAGAAGAAAGTCGAGAATTAGGGCGAATTACAAAAAATCTCGCCAATACATTCAAAGATGCAGTTACTCAAACGGATAAATACGGAGTAGCAATATCTCTTTCTGTTGATAAGATGCGAAAATCATCACAAGAACAGAAAGATTTATACAAGAAACAGTTTATCGGAACAATGGCAAACGCTCAAATACAAAAGCAAATCATTGATTCCGAAAGGGAAAAACTTGCCAGTGTTATCAGGGAAGGGGGATATAGAAGATTTGATGAGAACGGAAAAGAGTTGTCTTTCGCAAAATACAAGCCGGAAGACATCACTAAAGCAAGAAACAGACTATTGGAACTGGAGAAGCAAAGCTTGGACTTAGCCAACATTATAGACACAGCCAGACAATCTTATCATTCCATGAGCCAAATTAATATAAGTAAGCCTTTGGCTGATTGGGGAAAAGAAGCAAACAGACTTGCTGGCGACATGGATGCCTTAAAGCCCAAAGCAGGAGATTCTTACGAAAAATACATGGAGATGCTTTCCGGTAATATCAGTGATTTGGAGAAAAAAACAAAGGCGTTTGCATCTGGAAATAAATATTCAGAAAAACAACTGGCATCCTACAATAAGGAACTTGAAGTTACCAGGACAATATATAAGGCTTTAGGGGGATTAGAAAAATCTTCTGGAAACACAAAAGACCCTACCGCCGAGCAATGGAAAGAGCGTACCGACCTCATAGACAAAGCCATTTCCAGCTATGATAAATGGAGAAAGATAGAAGGGGACGAGGCGGCATCCCAAAGGGTGAAAAGTATGCCCGAGTTTTCATTCGCCTTTGACGGGAAAGGTGTTAATTTGGACTTGAACGACCCAAGCAAGGCTTACAAATACATTCAAGGGCAGTTAGACCGAAGCAAAGAGAAGCAAGAAGATTTATACATTTCTCTTGGTATCAAGATTGACAAGGCGGGAATTGACAGTGCGAAGAAAGAAGTTGATGATGCCTTAAAGGAGATAGAAAAGTACGTTTCCCAAACCGGAGAAAAGTGGGATTTATATAAGAAGCTATTCAATGCTTCCGGCAACAAATCTCTTTCCATGAACATCGCTTTCGGCGGAGAGGTCTCATTCAAAAGTGTAGTAGATGATTTGCGCAACCAACTTTCCAAAGCGCTTGAAAATACGGGAAGTAAATTCTCCGTTACAGATGTCCTTGCCATGAAAGAGGATGATGTAAAGAAACAGTTTGGGGAAGGAGTAATTCTGAAACTATACCAATCAATCAACGAGGAAAGTAAGAAAATGCGTTCAGAAAGCCTTGAAAACCTTTTAGGCATGATTGAGGATTATAAAGATTATGCCCAAAAGATAAAGGATATTGAGCGTAATCTTCAAAAGGACTTGGCAGATATTGAAAGCCAAAGAGGTCAATTAGGCGAAGAAGCGACCGACAGGCTTATAGCACAAAGGAAAAAGAAAGCGAGCGAAGATGCTGCATCAACCAAATTTGAACAATTCAAGAGTTCGGAAGACTGGGCTAAGACCTTTGACGACCTTGACAGACTTTCTTCTGCAACTCTTAGCAGGCTAATCAAGAACCTGGAAGAGTTTAAAAATACGACCGGGCAAAGTCTAAAAGTCAACGAGTTTAAAGAACTTGTCAATGTATTAAAAAAGCTACGTGACGAAAGTGAAAGCAGAAACCCTTTCAAGACATTATCAGACGGAATAAAAGAGTATGCGGAAGCCACTGAAAAACTGAAAAAGGCTCAAAAAGAACTTGGGTTTATCCAGGATGGCGGTGAAGTTACTACTGGTGTTTCTGAAACGAGCCATACGGGAACCAAGAAAACGGATGGCGGCTTATCTTATCAGGCTAAAGTCGTCGATAAATTAACTCCAAAATTAAAAACGTTGGCAGATGCGGAAAAAGAAGTAACTGATGCGCAGGATGAACAAAATGAGGCTTCCGATAAAGTTCAAGTAGGCTTTGGAGATATTGTCGACATGGCTAATCTTCTTATCGGCACTTTGGGAGATTTAGGGTCAGCATTTGATGCCTTAGGGAATGGCAGTATGGGAGACACTCTAAGCACTGTACAAGAAGTTGCGGGTGGATTATTGAATACAGCTCAAAGCGGAGCTACCCTTTTCGCTGGTATATCTTCCGGCAATCCGATGGCTATCATGCAAGGGGCTACGGGTGTAGCCAGCGGTATTACCGGAATAATAGGAAGCATAGCCAAAGCCCATGATAAGAAGCTGGATAAAGCAATCCAACGTTCGCAACTGGAAGTGAAAAAGCTTTCCAACGACTATAAGAACCTTCAATCTGTCATAGAACGGCAATTGGGTGCTGCTACCCAAAGTCAATCCAAAGAGATGATTGCAAATCTTCAAAAGCAACAAAAAGAGGTGCAAAAGCAAATGAAGGCGGAACAAGGCAAGAAAGATTCGGATGCTTCTAAAATAGAGGACTACAAGCAGCAGTATATCGAGTTAGGCAAGCAAATCAAGTATTTCTATGAAGATTTGGCAAGCGAACAATTCGGTATAGACTTAAAGGGATGGTCAGACCAAATATCAGAAGCGTTAGTCAATGCGTTCGCCAACGGAGAAGATGCAGCAAAGGCTTTTGATGATACGGTAGCTGATATTATGCGCAATGTCATAAAGGAGATGATTTCTCTGAATGTCATAAACCCTGCCATGAATAAGCTAAGAGATTATCTGTTTGGAGATAAAGGTATATTTACAGACAGTTCCGCCGGGGGTACAAATCTGACGGAACAAGAGGCAGCCGGACTAATGCAGCAACTTGGAAGCCTTCGAGGGACAATATCAGACTCAAAGAAAATATGGGATTATCTAAATGCTGCTGCAAAAAAAATGGGAATAAGCCTTGAAGAGACAAGCGCTTCAAACACTCTTTCCAAAGGGATACAAGGAAACATTACAGAAGAAACCGCCAATATTTTAGCTTCTTACATAAACGGTATTCGTGCAGATGTAAGTGTAAAACGCGCTTTGCTTGAAAAGTGGGGAAACGAGATTCTTCCGAAATATAATGTTATAGCCGAACAACAACTTACTCAATTGAGGGCGATAGCCAATAATACGTTAAGAAGTGCCCAAAATACCGGAGCAAACGTTGCTTTAGTACAAGAAGTTAGAGATATGCTAAGTATAGTAATAGACAGAAGTGGTAGAAAAATCAAAATATAATATGTTATGAACGAAAAGGATTTAAGCAAAACATTACTGAACCAAGCTATTACGTTTGGTTTATGCCAACCGTGGCAACACGCATGGGGGAATCCTACCCAACAAGGATTAATTGACAAGTATCTGCATGGGATTGATTTTGCCATTAAGCACAATTACCCTACCAACACTTTCATAAAAGAACACTTCGACAAAGACCTTCTCCACAAGAATAATATTTTTGTGGATGAAGATGTGCAGAAACGCAACATGTCACAAATTTCTGTTTTGAACGGAAATTGTAAAGGTACTCTCCTATTTGATGGCTTTTCCGTATGTGATATTTACGTGCGCCATGACAGCGAAGTAACCATTGACTGTTCACAGTATTGCAAGGTATTCATTAACGTGTACGACCGGGCAAAAGTAAATGTTATCCAAAAGGATATAGCATCGGTATATGTTTACATTCATGGAGAAGATTGTATTGTGGAAACCGATGGGGATGTCATGCAAAGAAAAAGCCAGGCTTAATGTCTGGCTTTATTGTTTTACCTAAATAATAGTCAATTTATAAGCTTGCAAGCCACTTCTTGCCTTTTCGAGTATTCAGCCAAAGAGCAAATAAAAGGGCTAAAGCCCCAGAACCTCCTAAAACGATTAATAGACCTTCCATAATTACCTCCTTATCACTTTATAACCAATATAAGCAAATACTATTGTTGAAAAAGCTCCAATCAAAAGCAAAAGCCAATATAACTCATTGTTTGAACTTGTGAAAAATGACACAGCCCCACCTGCTACCATTGCAGCAAATGATGTTTTTGCCAAATCATAAAAGAACTTTCCAAGCGTCTCTCGGCTTATTTTCTCTTTTTCCTTGCCCTCTTTCTTAACTTCTTGCCTTTCACTCCAATTACCCATTTGTATTATATTAATGCACAAATATAGAAAGGACGAACGAAAGAACAAACAAATAAACAAATAAATATCCGATAAATCAGCTTTTTAACAAATCCGATTAATTATAATTCATATGCCACAAAACAAGAAAAGCGGAGAAACTCCGCTTGACTTGATGATTGCTTTAAAATTGGCTTATCGTTTTTCAGCCTTAATATCCATGCTCTCCCCATCCATTGACATGGTAAGTTCGGCGTCATCACCCGATAAGGATTTCACTGTATATCTAATATATTCTTTGCCGCCCAAATAGATTCGGGGCTTTGTAAATTGATAAAACTTCTTTTTAGAACAATACAATATTAAAGGTCATCTTTTCCTATATACATTATAGATGTAGTTCGTAGCCCTACAGTAACCATTGCTAAATATTCCGCATCCTCATACTTTAAAGCATCCATATATAACATTTGACCCCCTTGCTCTGAGAAGAAAACATACCGGTCTGCAAGGTGCTTTCCCAACTCTGAAGCAAATGAAGATTTCAATGTTACAGCTCCTAAATATGCTTTATTATTATCATAAGCTATTTGAATTTTATCCTCTATTCCCAATCCTTTATAAACTGATGTCCCTTGTTGATTTGTAGACAATGGTTTGCCAAAAACTTTTTCTATATTTTCCCTACTCATGCCAAGAAAATCCTTTAAATCTAAATATAAAGTATGCAAAGGTTCTACTGTTACAGATAGTTTAAAAGATGTACCATTAGAATTTGCCATTGTTTCAAATTCTCCAACATGTTCTCCTTTAATTTTATTTCCATCTAATAAAGAGAAAATAAAATCATTAGAATTTTGGAGTTGTACATTTGGACAATCTAAAGTATATATCTCCCCCGTTTTAATAACAACAGATTGGTCCTGTGACTTTTCATCATCATCCGAACACGCACTAAAAACAAGCATTGGCAGCATTGCCAGTAAAAATAAAATCTTTTTCATTTTCTTATCAAATTAATTATTATCTTTAGGGACATTGAATATATTAAAATGAATAACCTACCGCTATTGACAATTGCGAATAATCAGCGTTTTCGATAAGCGCCCAATCCCTCTTTTGATATTTATACCCAAGTTCTACAAAAATATTTCCACTCATAACCGGAAAATCAACACCAAACGCAGGCTTAATCATAAAGCCTAAATCATTTTTATCTGCATAGTCTGAGCAAGGGATAAAAAATGTGTATCCTAAATCAAGAGACATATATGGAGATATACCTCCCCGGATAAAGTTAAACTTTCCATTCACAAATAATGGAACGTATAATGCGGTCTCTTTATAATCCTTATAATACTTATCCATAGTCGAGTTTAATCCAGCTTTCTCATACAAATGTTTACACCAAGATACACCCGTACCTACTCCCAACCTAAAGCTTTCATTAAACCTATATCCAGCAAGAAATTCTGCACCAAAAGACTGGTTTTTGTCATCATCAATACCTAAATCATATACAACCTTGATTTGCGGTTCAAACTTACTTTGTGCAAAGCACATAGCAGTTGTTAAAACGGCAACTAATATAAATAAAATCTTTTTCATTGTTATATATTATTTTTGTTCCATCTCAATTTCAATATATGTGTTATCCCATTTACATGCTTTTTGGGTTCCTAAATCCGTATATGGCGACCGCTTTTTGTTTGCCTATAATCATCTTTAAATGCTACAAGATGGATGATTTAGTATTTCAAAACAGTAACGGCAACGATGTTACCACTTCTTTAATCGTTGCACAGGTATTCGGAAAGGAACACAAGAATGTATTGAGAGATATTGAAAGCCTCTCATGTTCAGAAGATTTTAATCGGCTCAATTTTGAGCGCATCACTTACAAGGATGCAAGAAATCGGGAACAAACCGCTTATGAAATGACTAAAGACGGTTTCAGTTTCCTTGTCATGGGCTACACAGGTGCAAAAGCTGGCGAGTTCAAAGAAAGGTTCATCAATGAGTTCAATAAACGGGAAGCATTGCTCAAAAATGACGATTACATCCTTATGCGCTCCCAGCAAATTTTGCAGAAAAGGGTTGAGAACCTACAAGCCGAAAACAAGCGTCTTGAACAGCAGAACGCATTACAAGAAGAACAACTACGCCAAGCAGTCCCGAAAGTGCAGTACGTGGATAACGTCCTGCAATCCGTCAACACTTATACGTCCACGCAGATTGCAAAAGAGGTTGGGATGGATGCCGCCAAGTTCCACAAGGCACTCAAAGAGCGAAAGGTGATGTTCTACCAATCGGGCACGTGGATGCTGACAGCTAAGTATCAGGGTAAGGGTTACGCCAAAATGCGAACGCATCAGTTTACGAGAAATGACGGAAGCATCGGTACAAGCTCGTACACGGTTTTCACGGAGAAAGGGCGTGCAATGGTGCATAGTATCTTTGCTAAATAATAATTAATCAATATTATATTAACAACTACTTGTGTTATCCGCATTTATGCGGACGGATATAACTATACCCAAAAACATATTGCCACGTAAACAAGCATAGATGCACGTTGAGGTTCGACCAGCGAAATCACGTTATGATACCCCGTCAGCAATACGGCTGGCGGGCAGATGGCAGAAAAACGACTAAAACAAATATTCATCATGGAAGAAAAGATATATAACTTGCAGAAAGAGAACAAGCTCCTCAAACTTCAATTATTGCACTTATCCGAAGATATTGAACTGATGTACGAAAGGATGGAAAAACTTGAAAAGAAGCTCAAAGAGAAGCGGGTAAAGAACCCCTACATGAAAATCGTGTTACCCGAAAGGTAGTATTCATTGCAAATATAATGTAAGCCGGATAGCTATATCAATTTTCTAACCTTTTACTTGATTATTTAGAAAATGCACCATATATTTGCAGTATTGATATAACAAGCCAAAGAGCTGATTAACGGATATGCCGTTGATTGGCTCTTTTTGTTTTTACAACACAAACTCAAAATAACACATGGCAAAGCCTTACAGTATCTATTTTCAGAAAAGTAAGCTGGGGAGTCCTGTTATTGACACCAAATCCCAATGGGGGATTGTGTGCAAGGACTTCCCTTTTACTGTATATGGAGATATTAAGAATTTGCCCAAAAGGGACTGGATAGACCAAGACGGAGAAGACACCTTTTTCCCCGAAGAACTCTACGTACAAGCCTATGATATAGAAGTAGAGTTTGCCTATAAAGGTGATATGGGAACAGCCAATGAAAAGATTGTCGCCTTCCTGGACTATCTGATAGGAAAAGACGGTTACGGAACAGAGTTAAAGGTTTATGACACCTATACCCAAATAGGCAGGCAGGGGGTTTATTTTAAATCTATAAAACCCGACCTTTTTGTCCGCAAGACGGATGAGGGAGATGTCGTAACTTTCAACATTACATTTCGGGTAACCGACCCTAAAACACAAATTATTCTTACGGCATAATGGGACGGTTTATAATATACAGCAAAGACGGGCAGACGCAACGATGTGTCGCTAACAAGTTAGAGTATAACGGAGAGTTCATGGGAGCTTGTTCCGTTAACATTACCGTTACGTCCCCCACTCCGATTGATTTTACAATCGGGGACTATCTGATATATCGCGGAGAAAGATTTGAAATAAACTACGACCCTACTGAATTGAAGCAAGCCTCCAAAAATACATACGGAGAGGCTTTCAAATATGAGAACGTAGTTTTCAACTCTCTTGCAGATGAACTGACAAGATGCGAATTCCTGGACTATGTAAAAGAGGATAACTTAATTCACTACTCTTCCCTACCTACATTCAGTTTTTACGCTGAAAGCATAAATGCTCTCGCAGAAAGAATACAGGTGAACCTTGACCGTATCTATAAAGGAGAGCAAAAATGGACGGTTACAGTACATCCCGAATATGTTAATGAGGCTAACAAATCCATATCAATAAGCAGTATAAACGTTTGGGGCGCACTCGCTTTAGTAAATAGCGAGTTTAAGGCAAACTTTATCATAAGGGGGCGAACGATAACAATAGGCACTGCCGGAATTGCAGTAGGAAACATGTTCGGGTATGGAAAGGGAAAAGGGCTGTACTCCATACAAAAAACCGCGGACTCGTCACAGAAGATAATTACCCGCCTAAGAGCATATGGTGGTACCAAAAACTTACCGTACAACTATTATACAACATATGGAAGTCCTATTGTCGAAGCTCCCATCGAGGATGTATCTTACGGATATGACCCTAATACACATTTGATAGACGGCGCTGTTGTGACTCTTCCTTTTTATATGGAATTCCTATCCGACACAGCATTGTATGATGTGACAATCAATGGGCATTCTTATAAAATAAGAAGAGGTAGTTTTCTTGGGAAATGCTACGTTTTGTTGAATAGTGAAGCCGACAAGGACAACGTCCGCATAGGCGCAAAGATGCGGATAGAAAAAGGCATTGAGACGGACAATGTTCCAAGAAAGTACAAAAGACCTTCTGGAGCATTAGTTCCCAATAATATGGCTGTTAAAAACTTGATGCTTCCTGATTTTCCAGAAAAGACACTTGACCCATACCTTGATAGTAAAAACATAGATATTATCGGAGTTCGGGAAGGTTCGGTTTTCTTTGACGGGAGCGATACTTCTTTGCCGGAAATATATCCGTCTATGGAAGGAATGACGGCACAGCAGTTGAAAGACGCGGGAATAATCGTAAATGCTACCGGAGCGTTGGATGAAATCGCTTCCGATTCAGTGAATAAGGATAATACGCCAATCGCGGATGATGGTTACTTTGAAGAAGGGGAAACCATCCCACCGTTCAAAATATATCTCAAAGACATTGGATTTGACATAAACGATTATCTAACAGGGGAAACCGCCACCATATCCATGAAAAGCGGAATGTGTGGTGGGCGTGAATTTGAAATACTTGGAGATGCAGACAAGCCCGTAAAACAAGGTGACATGTGGGTCTTGACATGCAACAGAGTCTATGATGAAGGGCTGAATCTTTATTTCCCATATAAGGATTTTACTATCAAAGCCGGAGATAAATTTGTGCTTTTGGGTATTGATATGCCGGATGTGTATATAAAAGCCGCTTCCCAAAGATTGCTAACAGCTTCCAAAGAATATCTTGCAAAAAATGATTATGTAAGATATACTTACGAGCCTAAAGTAGACGAAATATTTATGGCGCGTCACCCGGAACTGCATGACAGTATAAAGGAAGGTGATTTAATGTTATTCGAGGATGAAGACTTAAACATCAACGGGAGCATTATTATTGACAGCCTTACAATAAAGGAAGGAGACGCTCTCATCCCAACGTATGATATTACCCTTCGCAATGACAAAGCGGTAGGAACTTTAGAAAAGATACAGAATCAGATAGACTCAATTGTAGGCGGGCAAGGCGGTGGAGGATTAACTACCCAACAAGTGGAATCAATCATTAAAGCCTTTGGAGAAAAGCTGTTTTTGAATAAAACCAAACCTGACCAAACCAGCTATTTAATAAAGTTCTTAGGCGGATTATTTTCAGACTACATCCAGTCCATGAATTTTTCTTCCGGTGCTCTCGGTGAAGGCTTTGTCATTAAAGTAGACAGCAAGACGGGTAAATCCTACATTGAAGTGGACGAACTCTTTGTGCGTATCAAGGCGATGTTCTCCGAACTGGAGATAAAGAAACTCTCTTATGCAGGCGGAAACTACATGTTTACTGCCGCCGGAATGAAATGCGGCAAAGTAGAAGAACATGGAGGTTTTTGGCGATGCTATCTGTTGGTTGATGATAAAGAAACAGCCGTTGAAAACCCGTTCAAGGAAGGAGACCAAATACGTTTCCAGGAGTTCAATATCAAACCGGGTGTCTATGAGAATGTATCCAACCGTTACTATTGGCGCTTATGTGTCGGTGTTGGCGAGGATTATATAGACCTTAGCAAAACGGACTGTGACGCAAACAGCGACATACCGCAGGAAGGCGATAGCCTTGTACAACTCGGCAACAGAACAGACAAGAAGCGTCAGAACGCAATCACCTTGTCCGTGTATGGCGATGATGCACCGAGTATCCATCAGTATGCCGGAATAGATTCCTATTCTTTAGCAGGCAAGGAAGTGACGGTTATCAGTCCGCAAGGCAACAAGTTCATGGGAGACTTTATCTTGAAAACGGGGATAAATATTATGACCCAGTTCAAGATATTGGAAGATTTGATTCACTCTGAAATCTCCAAAGTGCTTGACGAGGTGCAGGCAAAGGATAATTATCTGTACAATGCGGCATTTGCAAGCAATACGAACGGTTGGGAGGCAAAGAACGATGTTCATTTCTTCACCGTGAACGGAAAGTTCTTATTAGTGAATGGGGAGTTCTATTCCCGTAAGGACGCTATGGCTGCCATTATCAGAGACGGGGATAGAAACGTGCTTCGTATCCTTTCTTCCGGAATTAAACAGTCAAATGCTGATTTAGCCAATAAGCCTACCTATGAGGAAGGGGAAGAACCGAAGAAGTTCTTTATCTCTTTCCGGTACAGGGTAGCTACAGCCGGAACGCTGACAATAGGATTTCCCGGTCAGAACCTGCATTTCACCGAACGTCTTGAACCGAGTGAGGAATACGCAATGAAAGAGTATTCCGGCACATGGGACGGAACGGGCGATTTTGAGTTGAAGTTTACGGGGGATATATACATACATTCGCTGGCTCTTACCGAAAACGCATTCGAAGATTTATATACAAAATTGAGTTCCGAAATAGAGCAGACAGCGGAAAGTATCAGGTTGGAAGTAAAGGAACTCTCAGAAAGTAACAATCAAAGGTTCTCACAGATTGAGCAGACAGCGGAAAGTATCAGGTTGGAAGTAAAGGAACTCTCAGAAAGTAACAATCAAAGGTTCTCACAGATTGAGCAGACAGCGGAAAACCTCAAATTGTCTGTCACAAAAATAGAGGAAGATGTAACGCAGTTGGGGCTGGACATCAATGGAGTTACCGATGAACTTAAATTATATGTCAAAAAGGACGGATTAGGTTCAGAAATCAATGTGGCACTTGATAACATTTCCGTGGTTTCCAAAAACATATACTTTACCGGAAATATATCCGCCAACGGGAATGTGTCTATTCAGGCAGACGGGACAATAAAGGCTATTGGTGGATATTTTGAAGGAGAGATAAATGCAAACAGCGGGGTGTTTAAAAATGTAAGAACTCCTAACAACTCTTTGGTGATAGACGAAAATGGGAATGTTAACTTTGTTGGCAAAATGTCAACTGCTTCGTCAGGCACAAAAATAGAAATAGACCCAAATACTAATTCTATTCGGATGTATAATCAAAACGGTAAGGTAGTGGGAAGTATTAATTTTATGGTTGAAGCATGGGGAGGTTCGAATAATTACTATCCCAAAATTAGGTTATATACATATCATGGAGACGCAGAAATTTCTGACGTAAGTTTATCGGGTGGAAACATGGCAATATCGGTAAATATGGGAGGACATAATTATTTCTGCAATTTAGAACCTAGAACGGGCCTTTCCTTCTATAAAGACAGTATTAGGACCAAATCGTATCCAGCAAATTAATAAACGCAAAAGTTATGAAAAAGATAAATTTTAAACAATTACTGATTGCTACGGACATTACCCGTAAGCATTGTGAAAATATAGATTGTAGAGAGAATTTTGCGAATGTATTATACCGGAACGGTAACGGTATCGCATCGCATGCACTCGCTTTGAAGATATACAACTCCAATGAAGAGACAGAGTATACCGATGAAGAAGTATCCTTGATACAAGAGCATACAAATGCTTTTTGCAAACCTTTCTTCATTGACGCGCTCAATCGCGCTATCAACAATCAACCGGAAGAAGCAACCGATAAACAGGAATAATTATGGCTTGGACAGAACAGGATTATCAAGAAATAGTTGCCCGCCTTATGGCTAGTTCTATAGGGGTTAATGAAGTACCGAATGCGGACAAAGCGGATGATGTAACATCATTGCCTGCATTTAAACCTTCAGGAAGCAACAGTGAAGCTTCTGTGGTCAATTATCCTTTAGAATTTTTGAAAGGAGAACAAGGCGAGCCAGGTATACAAGGAGAACCTGGGAAGTCATTTAAGGTAGCCGGCGAATACGCCACCCTTGAAGCCTTGAAATCTGCTGTTCCCGATGGTTCGGCAGTTGACGGGTTCATGGCTGTAGGTACGGAAGCCCCTTATGATTACTACGCGTGGGTGAACGGCGAATGGGTAAGTCAGGGGAAGATAGGCAACATAGAAGAAGCGCCAACTGATGGAAAGGCATACGGTCGTAAGAATGGGAATTGGGCGGAAGTTCCTGAAAAATCCGACGTCCTCACCAAAACCAACAGTGAAAGTTTCACCCCAACCTCGGACTATCAGCCTGCAACGAAGAAGTATGCGGATAATATCAATTATGGTAAGGTTATTAACGTTTCTGTGGGCACTTATCTTGTTACCAATAAACACGAAAGAGACAGGGAAGCAGTAGACCTTATATACGCCATCTTTGGTACGCTTAAGAATCTGAAAGAAATAATCCTGGATATTATAGAGAACCACACCAAGTATTATTTTCACAGTTATAATAGCAAAGATAATTGTATTGAACTTAGTAGCGTTTACTCTTTTTACAACCCTAAAACTGAAGAATATAACTTGCAATGCAATATCAGTTATTATACTAATAACGGTCCTGTTTCCAAGCGTATGGGATTTAAACTAATGCCCAATGAGGAAGACTGTGTTGCTTCTATAGAAGATATACTCATTTCCGACAACCTCACCACCGTCACCAAGAAAACCGCTGCCAAGTACGATGCTATTGGTTCTAAGGATGAAGGAACAATGTATGTTATAACAGATGCTTGATATGAGAGATAAGAATTTAGAGCGGAAATATAAACCCTGATATTAAAAAATGGAGATAGTTAGATATGGTTAAAATTGGAGCTACATCTATTAGTAATCTTGCTGTTGGAAATAAAAATATTGATTCGCTTAATATCGGCAATGCCATTTTTTATGCTGGCTATCCTCATCCTTGTGTTGGTGAGAATAATTTAACCCCCATTACTCCTCAGCAATACATAGAGTTGCCTTATTTTGGAGACCCGCAAAATCGTCAAGAGCCCTATATTTTTCAAAATATATAGAAAGTTTTGAATATAGAATTGTAGTAGTTGGAATAGATAGCGGTTTTAAAGTTTGTCCTCTTAATGAGCTAGTAACTCCTGATGTTTACGGTTTTATCACGAATTACGGTAATTATGCTGCTCTATTAGGTATGTGTGCTCCTCGTTATATTGCCAACGAAACGAGCGCTCCAACGATGCTTACTGAATTTAAAATTGATGGTAGATTATACAGCTATAATTATATAAGAAAGTAATTATAAGAATTGAATTAAACTTATTTGATTATGAGAGTAAAAGTATTTTATGAAAACTGGTTTGCCAAACTTATCCTCTTTGGCGGCTACACAACAATCATGCTCTTCGGCTTCATCCTTACGAAGCTGAAAGAGTTGTCCGAAGCAACCATACGCCATGAACGGACACATCAGAAACAGTTCTTCGAGTGTATGGAGATAGTGGCTATCCCATCCGTATTATTGTCATTCCATGTCAGTGCATGGTGGTTGTTACTTATCCCGCTATTCTACTACATTTTGTATCTGACAGAATGGTTTGTGAGCTTCGTGTATCACTTGTTCACAGACAACAAGATTGGGGACGGAGAGGTCAATAAAAACGCTTACCGTGCGAGCGCATTTGAGATGGAAGCCAAACTCAACCAGGATAATCCGAACTATCTGAAAGAACGTAAATGGGGTGCATGGTTCCGCTATTACGGTAAGATATGAAAATCCCGTCCTACTCTCACGAGCAAAACGGAATGACAGTAGTTCGCTTATTTGATAAGAGACACAAAGATATGAATAATTGGCAAATAACGATAAGATGAAGAATAACATTATTACCCAAAGCATACCGGGTGGTTTCTCGGTAATAGCAAGCAGTTTTATTGCACAGTCATTGGAACACATGATACCGTGGCTGATAGTAACATTTTCAGTCGTTGTATGCGATTTGATGTTCGGGATAAGGAAAAGCCTGCTATTGGGTGAAGAATTTCGGTTTTCAAGTGCTGTGCGCCGTACTATGGGTAAAATGGTGACATACTTTGCCTTTGTTTGTATGGTGGTGATGATAAATATTGCTTCCGGCAATAAATGGAATATTGATGTGTATTCATGCTTGTTTGTCTGCTTCATAGAGTTCTGCTCTATCTTAAGCAATATCTTGAAGCCAAAGGGATATAATTTTAACTTGCTGAAAGCGTTGGGATTGTTCGGAAAGAAAGTGCTCGATGTCGAGAAAGAAGATATGAGTGAAATAATAACTAAAGATAAGGAGTAACAAAATGAAAAAGAAACTGATTATCGCAGCGATTGTTATCGCTATCATCGTGGGAGTTATGCTTTACATGCACTACACACCGTTTTGGGTGAACTTGACTACTGTTGCATCATTCGGTGTCGGTGTTGTTGCCGGATGGGTGGCTCGTGTGGTTTATGACAAATATTTCAAGGAGGACGCGCAGAATGAAAATATTGATTGACAACGGACACGGAAGCAATACTCCAGGCAAGTGTTCACCGGACGGAAGATTGAAAGAGTATGCGTATGCCCGTGAGATTGCCATACGATTGGAAGCGGAGCTGCGAAAGAAAGACATTGACGCAGAACGTATCGTCAAAGAGGGAATAGACGTTCCTCTATCGGAGCGTTGCCGTAGGGCGAACGAATACAAGGCAAATGACACAATCCTCGTATCTATCCACTGTAATGCAGCGGGAAGCGGCTCTGAATGGATGCAGGCACGTGGTTGGGAAGCGTGGACTTCGGCAGGTCAGACGAAAGCCGATAAATTAGCTGATAGCTTATATGCGGCTGCCGAACGACTTTTGCCGGACATGAAGATACGCAAGGATATGTCAGACGGTGATGCTGATAAGGAAAGCGGGTTTTATATCCTGAAGCACACGAAGTGCCCGGCAGTCCTTACAGAGAACCTATTCCAAGACAATAAGGAAGATGTTGATTTCCTATTATCGGAAGAGGGCAAACGGGCAATAGTGGACTTGCATGTGCAGGGAATTGTGAACTATTTGAATAACTCTAAAAAGTAAACATCATGGCAGCAGAAGTTTTATCATTTCAAAAAGAAGAAGGCAAAACAGCGTATTACGCAACGTTTGTCAGTGACGGTAATCCCGTTACCATACAGATAAAGAACGAGGGCGGAATGGTGACTGTATTTGCCAATATCGAGGGCATGAATCCTATCCCGCTTTCCCCAAATGCCAATCAAGCCTTAGGTCCTTCCAATGTGATATTTCGTCTTATTGGCATAGCGGCAGGTATGGAAATTACAATAAGAAGTGCTACGAAAGTGTCAGAAGCCAAAATGATTAAAGAGGGATAGCCTATGAAACCAATCATTATCCCTCACATCAGCATTCCTATAATCGGCATTCCCGTAATCAGCATACTTACCATAGGGTTTCCCGGTGCTGGCGGAAATAAGCCGCATCCATTTCCTGATGAAGGGTATTTATTATTAGCCAATGACGCTCCATTGTTGTTGACTAACGAAGAGCCGATATTGCTTACAAGTAAAAATAAATAGTAGTATGGAAGAGAAAATAGAAAAAGGACAACAAATTGGACAACTCCCCAAAAGAGACGTTTTGACGGGTAATGAGCAGTTTCCATTTCAAGAAGGCAGAGAAAACGGTTCTATCACCCCTAACGTCCTAAAGAGTTTTATTAGTTCCGGAAAAGGTGGATATATGAGCTATATAACCGAGTATAATGTTTCCATTCATCATCCTTCATTCGGGATTGATGGCAGTAATAGATATACATTAGAAGGTGCTATTGTTCAAGTTCCGGAAGATATAAGAACAGCCGGTCTAAAGGTGTCATTCTTGAACAATAGCGGACTTGTGGAGACATGGGAATTTGCAGGTGGAGCATTTGAAAATATCGAGAACTGGAAATCAAATGAAGATAAATTGACCGATATTCGAGA